TTAGTCTATTAGAAGCGTATTGACTAAATAGACGATCTAAATTTTGCCCGAGGGTCTTCAGCTGCTCGACGTTGATCTTCTTGACCGGCGCATCGGTGGGGTCCTCCACGGTGATGGACGGAGGATCGAGGTCGACCGTGGCGAGTGCTTGCGGCATTATCTCATTCCCCACTGGAGTTTAGCGGCGGATGTTACAGTCAAGCCGCTTCAGGATCAAGGTCTTCGGCCTCGGACCCTTCGCCCGGCTGAACCTCGTGGATGCGCAGGTCCATCGTCGAGTGGATGTAGAACTCCTCCTTCGCCGCCGGCGGCACGATCCGCTCCGGCCCGACGGGGTTGCCGGTCTTCGGGTTGATGAACCGCACCTTCACCGGCCAGCCATGGTTAGCTTCGACAGTCACCTTCGTCGTCATGATGTTCTCCCTATCGTTGGTGATATGTGTTGACATATGAGCTGGGCGGAATAAACTTCCGCTGCGTCCTTTGTCCTCCGACGCCGTAGCGCTGCTCCCTCTCAGTAATTCTATGAAAATATCGGCAGAGGTAGCCGAACGAGTCCCCACTGTGGGAATAGGCGTTCTTTTCCGGCTCGATGGACGCCACCACGTCGCGCTTCTGGTCCAGCCTGTATCTCCACCCGCCGCGCAGCGCGCGGACCAGCACCGGGCACATTTTCTCATCAATGCGCAGCGACGGTCCGCTCGGGGAGAGGGTGGTGGCGAAGTGGTCGATGGCGTCCAGCCGCAGCGGAAGCCGGTTATTCTGCTCGATCGACACCTGAAAATGGCGTTTTATCTTGTCCACGACCGATTTTTCGTCGGTTTGAGCCCGATTTGCGGCCGCCGGATCAGGCGCAATAATGAAGTTGTCGAGGTCCAAAAGCGGCCATCTGAGCTTCAAATAAGGCCTCAAACGCTCCGACATGAGCCTTTCCGCGCCATATCCGACCTGCACCAGCTCCCCGAGGACGATCAGCCGGCCCTCCAAGTCCTGCTGGCCGAAGATGAACGCCGACCCGCCAAGCCCCGGATCGAGCCCCGCCACCAGCGGCAGGTGCGGGTTGAGCATCAGCCCCTTCGCAAGGTGCAGAGCCGGTTTGAACGACTGGATGACCGGCTTGCCGGACGCCGAGAAGCCCCATTCCGACTCGATGAACTGCTTGATCCACACCTCGGACTTGCCGGCCATCTGAGAGTCGTAATATTTCCTCTGCCCGGGGAGGTTCTCGATGTTCTCCGCCTCAGCCGACAAGCCGGACGGCTGCTTGAAATAGATCGCGTTCGGCGGCAGGTTCTGGTTCACGTCGTCGCACTGCTTGTGCAGGTACGAATACCACCAGTTGTCCTCCGTGGAGGGGTTGCTGGAGCCCCACATGCCCCAGTTGGTGGCCCCGCCGTCCTTCTTGGCAGGATAACGACCACAGCGGGCCGAGAGGGCGTCTATGATCTTCCTAGGGATTTCCACGAACTCGTCGATCAGCGCGAAGGTCACCTCCAAGGACAGCACCCGCTGGACGTCGGCCTCAGTGTCCAAAGGGCGAAACAGCACCTCGCACTCGCAGTCCGCCCAGCGCAGGGTGAACTTCTTGTCAGTCTCCCGCCACGCGCCGGCCTGACCATCCTTGAACCAATAGTTCCACGAGGCCAGCGTGGTGTCCTTGAGCTGCTGGTTGGTGTTACGGACGATGACCGCCTTGGTCCGCCGGATGCCGTCGGGGCTCTTGGCCTGCAGCCCCGCCATGTAGATCAGCTTCATGAAAATGCCGGTGGTCTTGCCAGAGCCCACCGGGCCCACCACCCAGTCGTAGAACAGCTCGCTCGGCAGGTAATGCCTGATGAACTTCTTGATGGTCGGCGGCGGGGTATAGACGACGACGTCCGACATCAGCGAAACGCCACCCATGCGAGGAACATTGTGGGCGCGACAATGACCACCGCCAGCGCCAGAAGGAAAGTCACCCCGTCACTGTCCATGGTCCCCCCACTTCCCGAAGTCGATCCCGTTCTGCAGGACCCGCATCATCTGCGCCTCAGCCGAGAAGCCCCGGGCTCCAGACGCCTGCAGCTGATCGGCGCGCCGCCTGAGGCCAGCGTGGTAATGCGCAGGGGCCAGCAGCATCCCCAGCTGCACCAGCAGGTTCATGGTTGGATACAAGGGGTCAGGCTTGCCCACGCGTTCCTCGACTTCGGCCATGTCTCTCTCCAGAGGTTAAAGATTAATTTGGATGGAAAACGCATTGGCCTGCTGGGGCGCATCATTGTTTCCGTGGCCAGCGGCCTTCCACGTCGCCTTCACCAAGTCCGCCCGGACGGCGGCCGGCGTGTCGGGATCGTGGATAATGCCCCACGAGGTCTGCAGGAGCGTCTCGGACTGCAGCTGGGCCTTGAGTCGGAACCCCATGCCCTCGGTTTTGAGCATCTCCGCATACTTCACCACCGCGGCTTGGAACGTCTTATCCAGCCGCAGGTGATCCCACTTCTCGGCGTCGATGCCGTAGGACTCGCAGATTTTAGGGACGGAATGCTCGCGGAGCGCGACCTCCAAGGGAAGGGTGGGCGGCCAGCCCAAGGCGGCAGGATCGCTCCGACGCTGAACCGTCGGGAGCCCGTTCACTTCTTCTTCGAGGTCAAATTCCGCATCCATCAAGGATCGTTCCGCGCAGCGGAATGCCGCGATAGCTGAAGGTTATACTCCAGTCTGAAATTTTTGGCCAGATTTTTTGGGGAGGTTTTTTGGGAAGGGGAAGCCCTCTGGTGCGCATCACTGAGAGGCGTGAGGGCTCTGATCCCGCGAGGACGATGTGCAGCGTCGTAATAGTGAGGGGCGGCCTTCTCGGTCCAGCCGTAGCCCCTCAGAACTTCTAGCGATCCGGTTCGAGCTTGCGCCCTGCCAGATTGCAGTGCCGTGTCCTTCAGCAAGATTATGATACGTAGGTGAGGATGTCAAGAGGAGAGGACCGACCCGTGCGCCGGGGGGGGTGGCGTAGAGGGATCGGCCATGTCCACATGGGCTGTTGGATGCCCTAGCTCGCGAGGAGAGGATACTGGATGTGGCGGGGATGGGCAAGTGGGTTTGACTGAGAGTATAGCTGCTGGCGGCGGAAGTATTAGCGGTTGTGGTTGGAAGTTATAGAGTTCAGTTTTTCCCCAAAATCGTTCGCGACTCCATCAAACAAACAAAACAAACGCCCCGGCCCCCCCTGCCCCCCACCCCCGGAGGGGTAGTAATTCTTTCCCGTCCCTCCCATGCCTGTGTTAATCATTAACACGCTATAGTTGACAGTGACGCATAGATATGCCATAATGCTTGTACGTTGCAGATCAGCTGCAACGCAGCACGAAAGGGATTTAGTTATGTCCGCCACAGAAAACAAGCCCGCCATCGTCTCAACGGTTGAGCCGGCTATCATCGCGCGCTTCCACAAGAACCTCGTTGCCAGTGGCGCGGGCGTCAAGAAAAACCGTGGCATCATCGCCGCTATTGCGTCTGACCTCCCTGCTATCATGAGCGGGTTGGATAAGGACGCGGCGACTGCGGCGCGTCGGGACATGTATCAGCATATCATCGCGGGTTGCGTCGGAACGACGCCCGCCCTCGTCACTGAGGCATGGGCGGACCAGAAAACGTGGTCACAGGATTGGCTGTCGGCGTATGGCAATGCGCGCTCGATTGTGAGTCAGGCAATGGTCCTGTCCGGCTTGTCCAAGCCCAAGGCCAAGCCGGAACCGCGTCCGGCCAATGGCGAAGCCAAGCCCGCGACTGAGACGCCCGCGCCGACTGGCACGGCAGCGATTGTTAAAGACGTCGTCGCCACCGCTCCGGCGGATGACCTTGCGCTGGCTTTGTCCAAGCTTCCGCCGTCTACGTTCGCGGCTATTCTCGCCAAGGCGGCGCGCATGAGCTACGGCAACGGGCTTAATGCTATCGACGTCCATTTCGCGGACGCGATTATTGCGGCGTCCTTGGTCCGTGAGAAGGAAGCGGCGGAACCCGCCACGCCTTGCAAGGCTGCGTAAACCATAACCCTGAGACCATGCCCCGCGCCAGAAATGGCGCGGGTTTTTTGTTGCCTCCTCCATGCCGCGCGGCCCATCGGCTTGCGCGGCTTTGTTATGGTTTGAATGTTAATGATTAACACTGTGTTCGATAGCATAATGCGTGAATGTTGAGTGGCATAGTTGTTGTGCCTGCAACTGCAATCCCCAATATGCAAAAATGATATAAAACAATGACTTACAGGGAGCTGACTATAGCCTGTCCACGTAGTCGTCCACGAGCCGTCTCTCCAAGTGTTTGAAAAAACACACTTTTCCTCACTTATCTTATATGTATATTGTGGATGCTTAGATAAAGTACATTCAGAAGCAGGAATGTTCTGCTTTTGTACTCATTATGCTCTAATACTGCGTTCGCCCACGTCCGAAATCTGTAGGGGGTCTATCTCTAATCCCTGAGATAATACATTTTGTACAAGTGTGCCAACCGCCCATAAATCAATGGCTTAGCGAGCCGTTTCGTGGACAGCCCCGTGGCCGCCTTTATCCATATGTCACTGTCACTCGTTAATGCTATAGAATTACAACCTAGGGTGTGCATAAACCTACAACCTATGCGTCGCGACCCCCCCTTTTTTAGTTTACATCTAAACCAATGGTATTTATGCCACACATCACGCAGGTTGAGTTATACCACTCATTACACAACCTATGCGTCGCGACCCCCCTTTTTTTGGTTTACATCTGAACTAACTCATGACACCGACACGGCTTGGTCTCATGCCGACCACGCTTGGCGCTCTCACTTGGACACTTTTCCGCCACAAAATATTTGGGCAGATCGAAGCAAATCTGGCCTCGATCCACGCATATTCATCGCGCATCTCGAACGCCTCACAGAGCGTCTGCGAGCAGAATATTTATTTTCCGCGAGAAGCTCATGACCTGCACCTTGGGCTTGACAACAGTAGTATAATGTGCTACTATAATGATAGTCGGTAACTCACTCTTTGAGCAGCCGATCAGCGGCCCGGCTTGTTAATGGTTAACACGCCTTGGCCTGAGCTGACTAGCAACCAACATAATGTTAATGATTAACATTCGCAGCTAACCCTAGGAGCCTTGGACATGGGCCAGATCAACAAAGACCGCGATGGGCGCATGATCATGCGCTACCTGAGCGAAGGCCAATATGAGCAGGCCTTCAACGCGGGACGCGGCTACTGCCGCGCCTGTGGTGACTATCAAGAGAACGTGGACGCCAGCGTCGAGTACGCCGACTGCCCGTCCTGTGGGTGCCCGACGCTTTTCAGCGCCGCCAAGATGGGTGAGCGTGAGGTCGTCTTGCAGCCGAACAGCTGCATCGCGAAGCGTAACGACCACCACCGCCTGCGCTTGGTGCGCGGCCACTGAGACCGCAGCTGTTAACCATTAACAAATAGGAGCCTGTCATGTCCGAACATTTGAACGTCCCCGTCCAACTCTTGGCCTATGCGCGAGTGCAGAAGCTCGAACGTGAGCTGGCCGAGGCCAGCGTGATCCATCCTGACTACGCCGAGCGCCGCCTCGCGTCGGTCAAGGAACTGGTCAGCCATGTCAATCTGACGCGCCGCGAAGGCGACCCGGAATATAAAGCCTACCTCCGCGCCTGCGTCTTGACGCAGGATGAAAACCTTATCACTCTGTTTTAACAGGAGATTATCATGTCTTGGAACCGTCGGAATACCGAGCGCAGCCGCGCCTACCGCATGTTGGAGCAGCTCGCCGCTCTGCCTGCGACCATTGACGACCCGCGGGAACAGCTGGCCATGTACCTGCGCGAGGATGACGAGGCCCGCACAGCCTACGTGCGCAAGCTGGACGAGAACGCCCGCTTGGCCGACGCCGAGCGCGACGCATGGAGGATGTGAGATGGACTGGACCCTGATCTTGAACATAGCCGTAGGCATGACCTGCGGCTTCATCCTCATGGACGCGCTGCGCATCGCGGCGCAGATCGTGTTCTTTATCTTGGCGACGCTGGTGTTCCTGCTGCGCCTGTTGGTCGGCGCACTCGTCGACGCATGGAGGAAGTCATGAACTTTGTTAGTGGATTAACAACCGCCGCCGACCTCGGCGTGTACGTTGGCGCGCTGGCCGTCATCGTGGCCGCAGCCTTTGGCGTTGCCGAGCTGGTCGGCCTCGTCGATCGGTTCTTGGTCGAGCGGTCGATACGCAGGGCCTTCATCCGCAACCGCAGGACGCCTATGTCTAAGGTCGTCAGCATCCGCCAGACCCGCAAGCTGTCCGAGCCCGGCTATCTGGCGATGGTCTGCGCCATCGCTGACATCCTCTCGCCCGAGGGAGCAGACCAGTGAGAGTGAACCCCGCCCAACTCACGAACCATCTGCCGACGCCCGACCCGCACTCCTACGACGCGGTCGAGGTCCTTGGCCTGACGTGGTTCGATCGAAACGATCAAGCCTGCCTGCGGCGCATCGTCCCGCCGCCTGTCGCCACGCGGCTGGTCCACATGAAGGCCAAGGGCATCGTCGCCGACACGCTGCGATCCATCACCGTCGAGCGGGCCTACGGTCGGCTCAGCGAACATGCGTTCAGGGCGATGGTCGTCATCCTTGCCGACCTGCTCTGGCCAGCGGAGGAGGCAGTCAACTCGCAGCCGCTGCGCTGCTCGACGACAGGAGACCTGTCATGATCCCCACCGATCTGAAACCCGGCGCGGTCGTGCGCTGCACGAGGCGAGCGACGCGGCTGCCCGAAGGCGAATACGTCCTCAAGGGCTATGTTGCCAAGCCAGTCTGGTATCGCGCCATGACCAGCCCATCAGCCCTGATCGAAGGCAAGCCTAACCACATGAACGGCGGCGACCAAGGCTGGATGCTGGACAGGTTCAAGCTGATCCGTGACGGCGACGGCTCTGACTATCAAGGCCCGGACGATGTCGATCTTGTGAGTGGTTCACAAGCCGACGACTACCCACCCGCATCCATAAGGAGGGCGTTATGATCCCTGACGATCTGAAACCCGGCGCACTCGTGCGCTGCCTCAACCCGACTGCCCGCCTGCGGCTTGGTCAGGTCTATGTTGTGACCGGCTACAACCGCAACTGCGACTATACTGGCGAGAGCGCCAGTGTCCTGCTGGAGGGTGTGCGAACCTCTCACACCCAAGGCGACCAAGGCTGGATGCGCTTTCGGTTCAAGCTGGTCAGCGATGCCGACGGCGCGGACTATCAAGGCCCGGACGATGTCGATCTGCCCGGGCGGCGTCACCCCGGCCTGACCGCCACCGAACAACGAGAACAGGAACAAGAGGCGGAGCGCCTCTACGCCAACATGACTGTAAGAATTGAAAGGACATGACCATGCGCTGGAGAATAA